CACCTCCCACGACAGACCGCTGTTGCCGAAATGGCCGTAGGCGGATACTTGGTTGTAGTCAACACTGCTCAACCCAAGCTCCTCAATGATCCCGCGAGGGGTCAAATCATAGTTGTCCCGGATATAGCTCTCCAGGAATTCCTGACTCTGCTTTTCCGTGCCGAAGCAGTCCACGTAGATGCTCACAGGATCAGCCACACCGATGGCATACGCGATCTGAACCTCGCACTTGTCAGCGTACCCGGCTCTCACGATGTCCACCGCTATCCTTCGAGCCATGTAAGCGCCGCTGCGATCCACCTTCGTCGGATCCTTGCCGCTCATTGCACCGCCACCGATGCGCCCCACACCACCGTAGGTGTCACATGCCAGCTTTCGACCTGTGACACCGCAGTCGGCAAATGGGCCGCCGATGGCGAAGCCACCCGTCGGGTTGACCAACTTTTCAAAGTCGGTGTTCAACCCAAGCCGTGCTGCCGCCAGCACCATCATGGCCTCGATCACATGGCGGAAGTCGCCGGGCTCCACATCCGGGCTGTGCTGAACGGAGCAGAGGAAGGTTGTAATCCTCCCGCTGTCGTAGTCAAAGCTGACCTGGGCCTTCGCGTCCGCGCGGAACATGTGACTCGGGTGATGCTGGAGCATCCTCAGAAAATCCGTCGCCAGCACAAATGGGATCGGCAGCAGCTCCGGTGTCTCATTGGTCGCGTATCCGTACATCATGCCCTGGTCGCCGGCACCACCCTTATCTACACCAAGCGCTATGTCCGGTGACTGACGATCAATGAGCACATGGATGTCAAAGACGTCTTCTTCGTAGCCGAGCCGGTCCAGGCCGATCCGTTCAAACACAGTCCTCACCAGCTCCCGGTAGTCTGGTGCGTAGGAAGAAGATATCTCCCCCGCGATGATGATCTGGTTGCCCTTGATCAGAACCTCGGCTGCAACACGGGCGCTGTGGTCATGGCTCAGCACATCCGTGACGATGGCATCTGCGATCTGATCGCAGATTTTGTCCGGATGGCCGTTTGATACTTGTTCACAGGTAATTACGTGCATTCTGTACCTCCTCATAGAATCCTTTACTTCCTTATTCTGGCTAGTTTTTTTTCGGGTTGCGCTTCTGCTATAGCCATCACTTTTCCTCTGTCTAATACCGCGCCGCAAGTGCATTCATACCGATGGTTGCTCCTGTCGTCGTAATAGGTCGCATGTGGTATCATTCGTTGTCCACAGTGCGGACAGTAGACTGTTGGCACAAAGAGGATATCCTCGCCACTGTCGATCGACCAATCCCCCATAGGATCAATGTAGCAAATGTTGATATCTCCCTCGTCATCATCCTCAAGCAGCGCATACATAATTGACCACCCCTCTGAAACTGCATCGAAATAGCATTTTCTGCCGTCGTCATCCGGCAGACATAACATTGCGGTCAATCTGTCGGGAATCGGCAGTAACTGTTTGATTTTCTGTTCATCCATACACAGCCTCCTCATCTGTATCTCAGTCTGACGTTTGCTTTCCATGGAAATCGTCTGTTAGAAGCAAGCTTCGCTAACTAATATGGCTTGAGAGGAATACTCAATGTTTCGCCCGTCGATGACGATCTGGTTGCCCTTGATCAGCACCTCGGCTGCTACGCGGGCATTGAGGTCATGACACAGCACATCCGTAACGATGGCATCCGCGATCTGGTCGCAGATTTTGTCTGGATGCTGTTCGATTCTTGTTCACAGGTTATTACGTGCATTCTGTACCTCCTCTTCGGTTTGATGATGGTCGGTCAAAACCTCGGCCTCGGCCAGGTGGCGGCCATGATAAACATCACAGCCGCCATCGCCAGAATTACGTATTCCAATCAGACCTCCTCGACATCCAGTCCGATCAAAGCCAGCAGAGCCAGCTCGACTTCTTGGATATCCTCTTCGAAGGTGACCTCCCCTACCTTCCGTTTCAGACTCGCCTTGTCGATGGTGGTGATCTGCTCAGCAAGGACAGTCAAATCCCGGTCGAGGTTTGGGTTTTTCTCAGAAAGCAACCTCACATGCGTCGGAAGATACATGCGGGTCTCTTTGGTGCGGAGAGGAACAACCGTCACCATGGTCGAGCGGGTGTTGAGGCTGTCATCACTGACTACCAGAACTGGCAGAATCCCGTTCCTCAGATACGACCATTCCTCTCGGTGAAGCTCCGCAAACCACACCTCCATGCGGCGGGGTGTCTGTCGGAGTTCGCGTGCAAGTTCTCTCAGGGCTTGCTGCCCCTGTTTTCCTTCGTACAACCGATCATTTTGTCTCGGCATTTACATTCCTCCTTCGTTGCATTAGAAAAGAGGGCTGCCCGGCTGGACAGTCCTCTTGCCTTTGCGGGCCTCGTTGCCCGCGCTTCGATGGTATTAGAATACCATTTTTTTCAAGTGGTTCTGTACCCAAAATCTAACATTTCGGCCTTTAAGCGTTAACTGTGCGTAAAACATAAGATCGAAATGAGATTTTTCACTTTACGCCATACAGTAGCGTCTTTAGGTGATCCAGAGCGCGCTTTTTCCGCATATAGAAAGACTTCCTCTCAATATCCAAATGCACACAGATATCCGCCACCTCCACATCATTCATGTGGAGGCTTTCCAGAATATACTGTTCATCCTCGCTGAGCTGTTTCCATGCGGGTTCAAACCAAGCCATGTACTCCAACGCCTGACGGTAACGTTCCTTCAGAATGTCGATCTCCTCAATGGTATTTACTACCTTGTCTTCTCCGGAATGAACGTTACCGGTGCGTACATGGTCATCGTACTTCGGGACACCAACAGATGTGGCTTTGTCAAGCCCCTTTTTGATCTCATCACTGGTATTGTCAATGATGAATTTCATAGAGTCATAATTCTCCAGCACCCTGATAGTGGCATCCCTCTTATCCAAGAAGTTCCATCCGACCATTCTCTAATTCCTCCTTAACCCGATTTAGCAGATAATGCGGATCCAAATCTGTCAGTTTTGCATACCACTCTCCAAAGAAAAACTGCTCAAGTTGTGTCACCTCCTCCTGAGCAGGCACATTATCAGGATGGCGAAGGATACGCCGGTATGCATTAACGTAATCCTTCACCGCACAGACAATGATGGCGTTTGCCAGATTCTCCCAGTTTTCCTGCAGGTAAACCATATACCACCTCCTAATCAAGGTTTGGACACTGTTTATCCCTTACTCTTCACTCCCAGCGCCGCAAAACGCCATTCAGGAAGGCGCCACTTGCCTCCACCGTAGTTATAAGCCTTTGCGATCGAGCGGGCAAAGGAGCCATCCATTGACTGATCGGCAGCCTTATACCATTTAGCCTCCAGCTGGAGATCCGACAGCTTCTTTACTTTCAGCTTCTTCACAAAACGTGAGGGATCGATTTCGCTCCCAAAGGCAACGAGGAAGACCGCAACACCACCCAGCATATTGGCGCGTACCGAATCACGATCTCCACCCCAGGTATCCATGATGAGCTGGAGGGTCTGTTCATAGATCTCTGGCCCGAACTGATTCCAAACCTGCGTGGCCTTCTTGATAGCCTGGATGGTTCCGTTAGCTTTAGACCTAGCAGAAAGCTTAAAGCCGACCTTCTCGCTTATAGAAATCATTTCCGCCGTCTGCTTGTCGCCGGATACAACGTCAGCTCTCATTTTCTCCTCAAAGGGCATCGGCATCACTCCGTCATCCTGATGAGAGAAGTAATAGGCTTCCTCTGCACGAGTCAAGCCATAAAAAACCCGGCATAGCACCGTAAAGTGTTGTCCGGATCCGCAGAGGCGCTTCAAAGCTGAAAGCCTATGACCGCCATCAAAGACAAAATACCTGCCATCTCGGCAGCTCACATCCAAGGGACGGAATTTTCCCCAATCCCAGCCATCAACCAGCTCATCAACGTGGTGGGGCTTGAGGGTTCGCTGATAGCCTTCATCCAGTTCCAGATCGGCATCAGACACTTCTTCCATGATATAATAGGCGTGATCGTTAACAGGATACCTCTTCACCTTAGACTTGATCTGAAATTTTGCGCTCATAAATTGAATTCCTCCATTCTTTCTTTGTAGTGATCCATTCCCAGGCGACTTGCCGCCCGAATAGCTTTCTCAAGGTCTTTTCGGTTCTCTTCAGTGAGCATTCCAGCAGAGAGCTTCCCCATCGCGTTCTGAATCAAGGCATCAAAACTGCTTACAGCCCTTTCAACCAGATCCATAACATAGGGAAAAGACTCAGGGTTATCATCATAGGGACGAGATGCGTGAACAATGCCAGCAGAAGTCCGCATGACACCGGGCATCAGCTCTCCATTGTGAAAAACGGGCTCACCCCCAACAATGCCTTCAGGGTTATCAGCCGTTTTAACAGGCTTCTGTTCCGCTTCGCCTTCACGAGCCTGCCTGCGCGCTTCTCTGACTGCCTCGCGCTTCTTTTCCTCCTGCAGCTTTTTGAAGGCAGTGGTGATGGTTATCTCGCCTGCGAATAGCTTCTCCTGGATGTCATCAGGGGCTTCATTACAGAGAACACGTGTCTTACGCACGGTCTCGTGCGATACACCTGCAAAGTCTCCAAGGATACCATCGGTTGATCTTTCATGCCTACCTTGCCCATTCAAGTGGGCAAGGTCTAACTTCTTCCCAGCCTTCTGCCTCTGTTCGGCTTCCTCTCTCACCTTCTCCTCATGTTCCAGGGCCTTTACGCACTTCTGAAAGTCATTCATATCGCGCTGCGCCATCTGATTCTTGCAAATCCAGAACTTCGCATCTTCAATGGAATCAAACTCGATCTCCTTGGTCTCGTAGGGAATGCCGCACTCCTCGCAGATTTCAAATCGATTGTGACCGTCAACGAGGATACCATTCCATGTAAGAAGCGGCATGAGAACACCCTTTTCCAGGAGATCCTCCTTCAAAATGACCTTCTTTGCTTCGCTCAAAGGCGGCAATTCATCCCTGAGTCTCGGATCGATTATGGGTTTCACTTGTTTATCCCCTCCTACTTGTATACCTTCTGAATTCTTATCGTTCTTTTCCTGCCATCCTTCGCTATCTCCCGTCTCGGGAAAAGGACGTACTTCGGCGTCAATAGTCTCTGATTCATGTTCTGTCCTCCTTCCTGCCCTGCTGGGCCATCAAACCAACTGTGCCTTAACTGCGTCAATCAGGCTGCTTTGGGTTACCTCCTTTCTCTGAAGCGCCTTCATGATTCGTTCGTCGATTGTGCCTTTGCAGACGATGTGTTCCACCACTACGGTTCTACTGACTTGCCCCTGCCGCCACAGGCGCGCATTGGTCTGGATGTAGAGTTCCAAAGACCAAGTCAAACCAAACCAGATCAGGGTGGAGCCGCCTGCCTGCAGGTTCAGTCCGTGGCCGGCTGATGCGGGATGAATCAACCCCACCTGTACTCGCTTCGCGTTCCACTGGTGGATGGATTCCTCAGTGTCGATGCGGCGGTAGCGGATGCCCATTTCTCGGAGTCGGCCTTCTATCCTCTTCAGATCATGCTTATACCAGTAAGCCACTAGCACCGGTTTTCCATTCTGCGCCTCGATCAGGTCTTCCAGGGCATCGAGTTTGCGCTGGTGAATCTCCACGGTCTCGCCTTGGTCGTCATACACTGCTCCGTTCGCCATCTGTGTCAGCTTTCCTGAGAGGGCAGCTGCATTGGCAGCCGTGATCTCCCCATCCTTAAGGTTGAGAACCATCTCTTTCTTCAGGCGGGAGTACGTTTCTTGCTCCTTCGGCGACATCCGTACCTCGTAGGGGACACTGACCAGCTCCGGCATCACAAGGTGATCGGTACATCGCATGCTAATCGTGATGTCCGCTATCCGCCTGTAGATGCGCTCCTCCGCCCCCGGCAGCGGAGCATAACTGAACACCACCTGCCCATTTGTCTTCTCCGGACGGAAGAATTCTTGCCGATAGCGAGTGATGAAACGGCCAAGCCTTTCCCCCAGATCCAGGAGGCGGTACTCCGCCCAGAGGTCCATGAGCCCGTTGGACGAGGGTGTACCCGTGAGGCCCACTACCCGCCTCACAAGCCTCCGAACCTTCAGCAGGGCCTTGAAGCGTTTGGCTTGGGGGTTTTTGAACGAGCTGAGCTCATCCAGAACCAACATATCCCACTTCCACTCCCCGCCGTATTCCTCCACCAACCAAGGGACAACATCCCTGTTGATCACGTACAGGTCTGCTTCCTGGTTCAGGGCGTAGCGACGCTCTGATGCGGTTCCAACGGCTATCGAGTATCTCAGCCCTTGGAGGTGCGACCACTTTCCCAATTCCTCCGCCCATACCTGAGCCACGCGGATGGGGGAGATAACAAGGACACGTCCCACCTCAAAGCGGTCTCGCATCAGCTCCTCGATTGCCGTCAGCGTGATGATGGTCTTCCCGCAGCCGCAGTCCAGGAGGATAGCAGACGCGGGATGCTCAACAATGAAATCCGCGGCAAACCGCTGATACTCATGGAGATCATCCCGGCTTAGCATGATCATCGCCTCCTTCCCGCACACTCATCCT